GAGCAGGCCATGATGGACACCGAGCCCAATCGCTCGCCTGGTTATCCGTATGAGACCATGTTCAAGTCGAAGGGCCACTATTTCACCAGCGGTGTGTTCAGGCGTGAGCAAGACGCCTACTTCGACACGCTTCTCACCAAGCCCCGCCAAGAAATCTTGCTTATGAATCGTAAATCTGGCGAGATTCGCCCACTCGATAAGTGTGGCAAAGCCCGCGTGGTTTTCTGTGACTCAGTGCACCGCGTCATTGCGTCAAAACGCTTGGCGGGGGACCTCCACACGCAGATCATTGACAACTGCGAGATTTCCTTCTCCGGCCGTGGTTGGTGTACTCTGGGCACGAGCCCCTTCTACGGGTCCTTCGACCGCATGGCCAAGCTTGTCGGCACCTCCACGTGCATGGCCGTCGACGGAGATGCCTGGGAGACGACAATGTCACACCCTGTGCTCTCCGACCTCAGCACCATGGTCGCCGACTTATCGCAGCTCGAGGGCGACAACCGGGTTCGTTTCCTCAATTTGATGGAGACTTTGAATTCGGGTTGGTGCTGCACCACCGATGGCATGCTTTTCGTGAAGCATGGGAAGAACGGGTCGGGCAATGCCCTCACGTCGCTTCTTAACACTATCTGGAACACCGTCAGCACGATCTACGGCATCCTTGGCCAGCACGATTATCGCACCCTTGAGAGTCTGGTTCGCGATTTTACCGCATTTCAATTGGGCGACGATTGTATCCTTGCGTACAGGGTGCCCTTCGACCAGGACAAGTTTCGCCTCGACAACCTCCAAGCGTTCCGCCTTACGTACGCCCTCGCGCCTGCCGGCCCCATCCACACGCAACTTTGGATGAATATGGGCTGGGTCGTCGACCCCTATGATGGCCACACCCTCGTCGCCCGTTCAGACGGCGACAAGGCGCATGCGACTCTCAGGACCAATCTGGGCGTTCGCGATAAGGTCATTGAGCGAGCGCAAACCATTGCGCTCTACTCGTACGCCAACCGCGAGTGGTCATCACATTTTAATGGTTTCTGTTATTATCTATTGTCGCAGCCGCACGACTTCCTTTCCGTTTCGGCCCTTTTCACCGGAGACAATACGCGGTCGCGCGTTACGGACCCCAACCTCGACGGCATTGCTGCCCCGAAATTTTCTTTCGCCAGCGCTGACTGCGCTATTCTCGTCGGCTCAATCGCCGAGTCTCAACGGCTGGGATTGAGCCTAAGCCGAAGACAGAAATTTTCAAAGCAATCATTACCAATCTCGATTACATTGATTGGAACGAATTCAAGAACTCTCGACAAGGACACCGGTTCGACACCAGTTTTCTTTCACGAGCACTTGCCCGAGGGTTCATCCTTCCAGCAGCTAACACCATCTCAGCTGTACAACGATCTCTGGGCGTCAAACCCAAGCCGTTTAAATTCGCACCCAAGCAGGGGCGATATAAGGTTTCACCCTCAAAAACAACCACTCAAAC